CATTTATGCCATACCCGAGCACATCGAATGTATCTGCTCCAGCTTCAATCTTTATAATTTGCTTTGGAGGCCCCCATGATAGCAATAGCGGCATGGTTACAACGCCTCTGTCTCCTAAAGAGCCAAGTGGCTTAGCAACACTTTCGAAATTGATATATACGCCAGGCCTTACTTTGTTTTGAGTAAGCCATGTTCCACCTGCCATATTAGTTCACCTTCCTATTTTTAAATTCATCTAATAACTTCTTTACTTCGTCTATTGTATAAACTGTTTTATCCGCCAAAATAGCGCTCAGTGCATCTTTTTCTATAAATGTAAATTGTCTGGACTGTAATAATTGCTCTTTTGTATATACATTGTCTTTTTGCTCTTTACTCATTTAATGTTACCCTCCTGTATCAGATTTTGCATTAAAAGCGCTTCTTCAATATCGCGTATCATATGAAAGTTATACTGGACATAAAAATGAAGTACGCCATCAATTATTTCGTGATTCATCTCTGTTGCACGGCACGTTTGGTTGTCAGCCATTATATACTCCATAGTCTCATATAAGCTTTCGGCCATATCATGCATTTCATTGTTAGCGTAAGTTGTGGCTGGGAAATAATGAATGTCAACTGCATGAGAACGCAAATAGCGCCTTCCTCGTTCGCGCATATGGCTTACTGGAAATACTTTCACGAAGAAACATGGTGCTTGAAACCCTTCTTGGATTTCTTCGCCATATATCTTTATATTCGGGAAATGCTGTTTTAGCGCAGCCATAATACCATGAATCACATCATTGATTGTCACTATCTCACCGCCCGTTCATAATATTATTGAGCAGTTCGGCCATTCGCTTATCCAGATACCGCGGCAGCTCACGCTCAATCTCCTGCATTGATATGGTCATCATAAAACGACCTTCCACCCATTTTACCAAGTTCTTACCGGCTCTGTGGCCATATTCCACATAGCTTGCATATTCTGTATTATTGTATATTTCCACTACATAGGCGTCGCCATGCTTTTCAACGCTACCTACTTGCCAATTACGCCTTAGATTACCACCCGTCCTTCCTGAACCCGCAGGATATACGCCCACTGGGGTTCTCTTTTTTATCTTGCGCTTACCTCTAAAAGCCATTTCCAAGAGAAAATCACGTATAAACCTGTCTATTGTCTGGTTGTCCAATGCCTTTTGGAATCTGTCGACAAAAGCCTCAAACTCGCTAAAATCAAATTTTCCCCACTTAGCCATTATGCGTTATCCTTCCTTTGCAAGCTGACTTCTTGATGCGTCGGATAGACGAACGGTTCACCTGCCGTATATACCTTGGTGTTGCCTTGCCTTGTGACCTTAACTATATCGCCTTGCCTGATATCTATATCGGGCGCTAAAAATAGCTTTGTCTCATAAGCAATCTGGTTTACCGTCTCAGTTTGTCCGTTCGTGCCCAATGCTTTTTGTGATATCCGGCATGGCACAGCGCTATATACTTCTTCTTCTGTCAGCCTTGTTTCGCCCCAGTCAGTTTCTGTTTCTACCAGCCGTATAATAGTGGCAGTGTCAACATACATTCTTTCTATGGCTTGCCTATGTCTGTTCATCATATTAATTTAAGCCTCCTGAAGCGGTTGAGCTGAGCTTTATACTCTGGGCTTATATCGCTTGCATCAGCATAGCTTATGGATGTATCGCCTATTTTAATGTCCGATATCCCATCCTGCATTTTATATTTATCAGCTGCCATCTCAACCAATGCGTCTTCAAGCTCGGCAGGCAAGGCGCCTATGTTGCAATAATTCAATATAAAGCTTTCTGTCGTTTGCAGTAAATACGATAAGAGGGCATCCTGTTCGGTGCCCTCAATTCCCAGAATCAGTTTTAGCTTTTCTAGCCTTTCCATTTTGACTACCTCCGGTCTCGTCGGCAGCGACTTCTATAAAACCCTTTGATATCAGCTTGTTTTTCTCCTGCTCAGTCGCCACTATTTTTACAACATTGCCGTTTTCAAGTTTAAACATGCAGCATCACCGCCTATGCCAATGCTTCTTTGATATTTACTTTTATTGCGGCGAATTGGTTATCCTTTATCCAGAGGTCATGATACTTTCTATAGTCAATCTTCCACGCATCAGCCTTTTGATTCAGATTAGGCTCAAATATCCTTATGTTGTCAGTCTTGGATACGGCTATAGGCGCAGTTCTCGGCATTATGATCCAGTTTATATTCTTTGCTGTGGCATCCGGTATAAACCCGCCTGCTTCTTGGCCGCTTGTCTTGCCATCATAGAATACATATTTTGTTTTCATTCTCGTTGACGGAACCTTGATTATAGGATTATTATCTATTCCACGAACAGAAGTCTTAACTTGCCCTTGAGTAAAGTCTATGACACTAAGCTGTTTAGCAAGCTCTGTAGAGTTTTCTAATATAGCAGCTATGGTCATGCTCATTATTATAACAAGCGGGACTTCTCCAGCAACGTCATATATACTGTATATGTCAGCCTTTAACTTAGTCAGTATATCGCTCGCAGTCGGAGTATATCCGCCACTAGCAGCACTTTTCGCAATTGCATCTGTGGCTATTTTGCTGTATCTGTAAGCGTCTATCTCGGGTATAACCTTAGTCCTCTGAAACTCGCCCATAACGTTAGCCGCTGTGGCCACGAAGTTGGTCTCGTCGACATCCATCCTATCAAGCATGAAAGTCCTGCCTCTATCCTGGGTCAAGGTCTTTGTTTCATATGTCAGGTTAACAGCACCTTCAACAAATCCGTTATTCCTATCATAATCTCCCAAACCATCCATACTAATGACCGGTATCTTTACCTCATTGCCGCCATTGTATCTTACAAGGCCAGCGTTCGCTTCCATCCATCCTGAAGTGGCCTGAGCCACTACCTGTTCGTCTAATTGCTGCTGAAATAGTTTTGCATATTCTAATATATTAGCCATTGTTCAACATCCTTTCTTTAAAATCCTAAGTTTTCTCTTATTGTTTTTGCAACCTGTTCTGTTTCACCAAGAGGTACTGAATCTTTACCATCAGCCGGCGCTATCCCTTTAAATGAAGGTTGTTTTACCTCTGCTTCTTTTTGTTTGAACAAAAAAGCTTTGCTTTCCCGCAAAGCTTTAAGCTGTTCGTCAAGACCCGCTTTAATATTGCCTTTGTCGTCTAGCTCAACCTTGCTTTTATCAAGCAATGTCGTGATTAAATCTGGATCGTGAGCGTCTGCTGCAACAGCTAATTTAATAGCGGTAGTTACGGCCATATCTTTCAGCTTAGCCTGATATTCAACATCTTTTGTTTTGTTCTCGCTTTGCAGCTTTTCTATCTGCTGTTTTAAAACCTCATTATCTCCGACCGCTTTTTTAAGCTCGGCAAGCTGCTTGTCTCTCTCGGCGATCTGTTCTTCCAATGATTTTTTAGCTTCGTTAACCTCATCAAAACGATGTTTAGGTATATAACCCTGTTCTTCCAGAGCTTTTACTATGTCGTTAATTTGTTCCTCGGTCAACCCTTTATCTGCCAATAATTTCTTAAAATCCATAACTTGATTATCTCCTTTCATCTTCGCTTTTTTATCCCGGTCGCGTCCGGTGATGTCTTGTTGTTTTACGCCGACAATACCAAAACGGCGTTTTTACTTCGTCACATATTTGTCATACCATCGTTCATATGTCATATTCCCCGGTACATAATATGTTTTGCCTGAAGCATCTCTGGCAATGCGCTCGCCTATATCTTCCTCGTCCCCAAAGTATGGGACTGTTGTTGACCTGCAATTTGGGTGAAGCGGCGGCCAATTTATGCCTACCTGTTTATCGCTCAAATTAAATACTTTGCCATCCATGCTCCTGCAAATTTCGCTTGTCCTGTTATCCAACGTGGCCAAATATTCATATTGCTTGATTATGCCGCTTGCTTCATAACTATCTGCTGTGGCTTGATGCGCTATAAAACTGCTTTCGGTATTTACAATCCGGGCAGCATTCGAATATGATACATTCATTCTATCCGCCATAGCTTTAGCTGTGCGGTCTATACTGTCTCCTCGTATAAATGATTGTGACAGTTTTGTTTGCAGCTCGTAAACCAACTTATCTCGATTGCCCCATATACGTTCGCTGTAATTTTCGCCAATCCATCTTGTCTGCATAACCTTACTTAATGCTTTATCATCAACTTTAGCGAAAGATACGCCTATGCCTGTCCCTTTTTGTATCTCAAACAATGTTCTGTAATAAGTATCCATATAAATATCTTGCAGTATGGCCGTCGTGCTTTTATGAGTCTTTCCGGCTATCATCTCTGCCTGCTGTCTTATCTGAGTTAACAGAGCTTCTAATCGGCTTATGCGCGTCTTAAAGTAGATGTTATTTAACTCTTTAGTCCATCGCCCGTCAGCATTGTTTTTGGCTTTCTCAATAAATTCCTCAACTGTTAAGCGGAATTCATTTAGCTCTCTGCTGTTGAGCAATTTTCTTGCCTCGGCCATGCTGATTTCATTGTTTTCGGCATACCTCTCATAAAAAACTTCCAAATCACGCTGTATTGAAGAAATAGCCTTCTCATATTCTTTCCGAAGTTTTGCCGCATACTCATCTGATTTATCGAACTGCATCTTGGCTATTTCTTCACTGCGCTTTCGCCAATATTCCTGATTATTCATGCGGTATCAGCCTCTGCGTTGTTTTGGCCAAATTCCTGATAAGTATAAATGCCAGCCTGGCGCTCCTTACCTATCCTCTCAAGCTCTTCCTGAACATTTGTTACCCATGGATGATTGGCCACTATCGTTTCATCGGATATAAGCCCTACGCTTGCCCTAGCGTTTTGTATAGCATCTGTCTCGTTGATGATAATATCGCGGTTGAATATAAAGTCTACCACTTCATCTGAAAAATCCTGGCCTGTTGTATTTGCTATATGCCGGTCAATGAACCACCGGAGTTGCTCTAGTGACGCCTGGAACTCCGTTTCAATGATATTGCAGTCCATATCCAGATCAGCATACAAAAACTTGAGCGCTACACCTGATTTATCACCGCCGAACTTTTCCGACTGCGTATCAACACCTCGGCCAAACTCATATATATCCTTTCTGAGCATGTCCATATGCGTCTTGAAGGCATCGACATTAAAGTCTATTGAAAGCGTATCCACGCCGCCTTCATCAGTAACTTTTACAGCCCTGAACACTGAGAGATTGCGCCTGAATTCGCCCAAATCCGTGCCGTCGTAATTCTTTATGACATATATAGAATTAGGCAAGTCCTCGAGATTATTGCTGTTGTCACTTGCTTGCTTGTCATAATCATCTATAAGTGACTTTACAAATTTTATAAGCGGGATCTCCTCGTCATTGTATTTAAAGCATATAAACGGTATGCGCTCCCAGTTATAACCTTGCTCATTGCCTTCATCGTCAATCATAATAAAATGGCTCGTAAATTCTCCTGCTTCTATATCCGGTATCAGATTGCCGCCGTCATAAACGTATCGTTGGACGCCGTTCGCATCCCAAAACTCAACCTTATGAATAATAGTTTTCTGCGTGCCCTCATATGCCTCAATATCATATATTCTGATAACAGCATCAAGCTCTGTGTGCGCGGCATCTTTCCATAGCGGTATTATTTCTTCGCTTGGTATCTTTTTAAAACTGAGATTACCTTCCTCATCGTAATATATGTGCAGCCACGCCTTGCCCTTGTTTATCGCCTCTTTGCCTATATTCATTAGTATACGTAAGAAGGATTTATCCAGTATCTCATTCAACGTCTGTTGATATATCTCATTGTTAGTTTGAACAGATAACGGCTTGCTAAGCATATAACCTATCTTCTGGTCAACCAGCTTTCTTGCAAAGTTGTGAACCAGCTTATTATTTGCAAGATTGGATATTGCGATCTCCTGGCCACCATCGCCTATAACCGTGCGTATACGGTTTAAAATATCGCTGTCCCCGCAGTAATATTTCTGCCCTGTTATCATCAAATCTCTTTCGGGTGATGATAACCAGTTTGTTATCTCCAGCCTGATAATAT